CTTTTCCGTTCTCTCTCGGGACCTCCAGAAAAAACGCAGGTCAGCCGGGTCGTGACCGGGCGACGCCGGGTCGTTCCAGCCCGTCCGGGTGATCTCGGGCCGATACTGGCCGTGGGAGGTGCCTGGGGTGGACCAGCTCTGGTTCGAGCTCGACGTCGTGCGGCAGCGATTGCTGCGCCCGGCGGTCGAGGTCATGGTCACCGAGCTCGGCAAGGAAGGCCGGCTGACCGCCGAACACGCCCCGATCGTGTCGCTGTTCCTGAAGCTGGCCGACGCCCTGGACGCTTCGGGCGGGCGCGGCGCGTCGATCGCCATGCTCTCGGCGCAATTCCAGGAAGTCTGGGACCGGCTGATCAGCCTGACCGTCGACGACGAGGACGACGTCGACGACGAGCACTACGACGTCGTGCTGCTGCCGGCCGCGATGCCCGATGCGAGCTGAGCCGACCTACGCCACCCAGCGGACGCTCGAGCGGCACACCGATGGCCCCACGATCGCCCTCGCCATCATGCGATGGCTCGGCCGCCGGCCGACGCCCTGGCAGCAAGCCGCCCTCGACGTCGCCCTGGAGCGCGTCGACGGTCCCGGCTCGCCGTTCGCCTTCGACACCGTCATCAACATCGTGGGCCGCCGCTGCGGCAAGACGGTAAACGCCTTCGGTGTGCCGCTGGGCCGCGGGCTCGCCGGGCCGGTGCACCTGCCTAACGGGCGCGTCCTGCCGTTCAAGGCGACCCACACCGCGCAGAACCTGACCTCGGCGCGGATCCGGTTCCAGAAGGATCTCGTCGAGCCATACGAGCGGCGGTTCAACGCCTTGGAGTGGTCACGCGGTGTGGCGTTCAAGCGCGCCGCCGCTGACACGGTCCTGCTCTTCGACCCCCGCCGCGGCAAGTCCCGCAAGAACCTCGCCCAGGCCATCCGCCGGCAGCGGGCCTCGGAGATCCGCGTCCTGGCCCCGACACCGAACAACGCCCGCGGCGACGGCGTCATGCACATCACCTGGGACGAGGCCCTCACCTACACCCTCGAGCGCGGCCAGGACCTGGCCGAGGCCGCCCGCCCGACGCTGGCCGAGATGCACGGCTACGCCCAGTCCTGGACGGTCTCGAACGTCAGCCTGGGCACCGACGAGCGGATGTACCTGTGGCACCTGCGGCAGCGCGGCCGTGCCGCGGTCGAGGCCGACCGCCGCGAGGGGCTGTGCTACGTGGAGTTCTCGCTCCCGCCCGGGGAGGACCCGCTCGATGAGCGGGCCTGGTGGCGCTACTACCCCGCCCTGGGCGACGGGATCGTCGGCATCGCCCAGCTGCGCCGCGACCTTGAGGAGTTCGGCGTCGATGCCTTCGCCGCGGAGTACCTCGGGCGCTGGCCGGACGAGAACACGACCGGTGTGCCCGGCTGGGACACCATCGCCGAGGCGGACTGGACGAGCGCCCGGACCCTCGACGAGGCACCGCCCGCCGTGCCCGCCGCGATCGGGGTCGACCTCGACCCGTACGGGCGCGACGCCAGCATCGTCGCGGCGACCGCCCGCCCGGACGGCGTCGACGGCAGCCTGTGGGAGGTCCTGGACAACCGGCCCGGCAGCGGCTGGGTGCTCGAGGCGGTGCGCCGGCTCGCGGGCGACGTCGACGCGATCGGCGTCGACGACTACGGGCCGGGGCATGACCTGCTCGCGCAGCTCGCCGAGGATCCGCTCGTCGAGGCGAAGCTGGTGCCCACGACGGCGACCGACTTCGCCGCGGCCTGCTTCGCCGCAGACGCCGACCTGCGCGAGCACCGCCAGCAGTGGCGCGAGGCCGCCTACCACGAGGCACTGACAAAGTCGGCGGCCGCCGCGCAGCGCACCACGGGCAAGGGATGGCAGTGGGAACGGCGCGTGGCGGTTCCCCAATCGGCGCTGGTCGCGGCTACGTTGGCATCCTGGGCGCTCGACCATGCGCCGTCGCCCGCCTCTTTCTTCGTCTACTGAAGGACGGTCATGGGGGCATCACGCGCCGACGTCGCCCGAGTCGCCGGGAGACGGCGCGTACGCTCCGCCGGGGTCTCCTTCGTGGCCGGCACCCGCCGCAACCTGCGCGACGCCTCCGCCCTGGCGGTCCTGCTCGGTGAGCCGCTGGACGGCTACCAGCGCCCGGCCACCGAGGACGAGGCGATGGGCCTGCCGCCGTTCGGGCGCGCCGTCGCCCTGGTTGCGAACGCGATCGCCTCGACCGGCTGGTACGCGCAGCGCCGCGACACGAGCACCGGCCTGTCGACCCGGCTGCCCGACCAACCCTCCGTCCTGACCGATCCCTTCCCGCTGTCCACGCCGTGGCACTACCGGTGGGCGGTCGCCGAGGACGGCATCCTCTACGGCAACACCTTCGCCCTACCCGGCGACCCCGACTGGCGCACCGGGCGCCCCGGGTGGCTGGTGCCGATCCCCGCCGACGACGTCTGGATCATCACCGACCCGTCCCGGCCAGGCTGGTACCAGTGGGCCATCGGCGGCGCCACCTTCGACGCCGGCGACATCTTCCACATCCCGTTCGGCGCCCGCTCCGGGGAGATCCTCGGCCGCGGCGTCATCCAGCAGTACGGCCAGTGGCTGGGCGGCGCGGTCGCCGCCGAGCAGTACAGCCGCGACACCTTCGCCGCCGGCGCCCTGCCGCCCGCGGTCATCGTCTCCCCCGGCGTCGCGACCCAGACCCAGGCCGACGAGCTCAAGGCGAAATGGCGGGCGCTGACGTCCAAGCGTGAGCCGGTCATCTTCCCGGCCGGCACCGAGCTGCGCCCGGTCGTCGGCAACGCCGAGCAATCCCAGCTCGTGCAGGCCCGCACCTGGAACGCGCAGATGTGCGCGAACGTCGTCGGCGTGCCCGGCTGGAAACTCGGCCTGGAGGGCCCGACGATGACGTACCAGAACGTCGAGACCGGCGATATCGACTTCGTCCGGGACAGCGTCGACCGGTGGGCCGGCCCCCTCGCCGCATCCTTCACGAAGTGGCTGATGCCCACCGGCACCGAGGTCGTCTTCGACTACACCTCCCGGATGCGCTCGGACACAAAGACCACCGCCGAGGTCCTCACCACGCTCACGAACGCGAAGGTCCTCACCGTGAACGAGGCCCGCGCCACCCTGAACCGGCCACCGCTACCGGACGACGAGCCGGACGACACGATCGACGTGGACGTCGACGTCGACAACATCGACCCCCCCGACGACGGTACGAACGAGGACGGCGACCTGAAGGGTGTGTCGGGGCGGCTGCCCGCGATCGCCTCGAGCGTCCCCGGGATAGGTGCACGGTCATGAGTGAACTGCTGATCCAGCGTGACCTCGGCGGCCTGGAGCCGACCGGCGACGGATGGACCCTCTACGGTCTTGCGGTCCCGTACGAACGGGACCAGCGCGTCAGCGACGACGGCAAAACGTTCTACGTCGAGCGATTCTCCTCCGGCGCCTACGCCCGCGACGTCGCCAAAGGCGGCCGCTGGGTGAATCTGATGATCGGGCACAAGGGAGACGAGGGCGACCGGTTCCTCGGCCGGTGCATCGGGCTGCGCGAGACCGACGGCCTCTACGCCGAGATGCGCCTGAACCGGGCGCACCCGCTGGCCGAGCAGGCCCGCTCCGGAGAGCTCACCGGCTGGTCGGTGTCGGCGCGGGTGTACCGGTCCCGTGAGGTCCTGCGCCCGGACGGGCAGCGGGTCCTCGTGCGCGAGCAGTGCGGCCTCTCGCACATCGCCGCCACCCCCGTGCCGCAGTACGCCGGCGCCGGAGTCCTGGTCGCCCGCGACCACCAGCTCGCGGGCCCGCAGGACGCGCCGCGCCGCGAGCAACTGCGCGCCCGCCTGGCCACGATCAAGGGCTAGCATCCGAAGCAAGGACGAGCCGCCACCCCGGCAGCGCCCCTGACCGGCCACCCCGCCACCTCGAGCGGCCACCCCGGACGGCGTGAAGACCGGCCACCCGGCCAGAGAATCCCTCTGAAGCCGGAGCCCGTCATGTCCTACCTGGACCGTCTCAACACCCAGTTCGACGAGATCACCGCCGGGATCGCCGCGGTGCTGGACCGCGCGGCCGCCGAGGACCGCGACGTCACCGACGACGAGCAGAAGATCGTCGAGCGCGACCAGGCCCGCGCCGAGGACCTGAAGAAGTCGATCGAGCACTACTCCTCGATCGAGGTGACCCGCTCCAAGGTCCTGGAGACCCGCGGCAAGGTCCCCGCCCAGCAGGCGCCCCGCGGCACGACCGGCGGCGCGGGCAAGGACGAGGCGAAGCTGACCGATCTGTTCCCTACCGCGGGCGACTACATCGTCACCATCGGCCGCGCGCTCCGCGGCGACACCGCCGCCGGCGAACTGATCGAGCGGGCCCAGACGATCCACCGCGCCACCGCGCACCAGACCACCACCGACAACCCCGGCCTGATCCCCCGCCCGATCCTCGGCCCGGTCATCAGCCTGATCACCGAGTCGCGCCCGTTCATCCAGTCGATCAGCACCAGGCCGCTGCCCACCGGCCAGTTCGACCGGCCGAAGGTCACCCAGCACGTGGCGGTCGGCAAGCAGGCGACCGAGAAGACGCTCACCGAATCCCAGAAGATGCTGATCACCAAGCTGCCCGTCGCGGCCGCCACCTACGCCGGACACGTGAACGTCTCCCGGCAGGACATCAAGTGGTCACAGCCGGGGATCATGGACATCCTCGCCCAGGACTTCGCGCTCCAGTACGCGATCGAGACCGACCAGGACGCCGTCGCCCAGTTCCTCGCATCCCTCACCGGGGCACCGGTGACCGTCCCGGACTGGGAGGCAGCCTCGATCCGCGGCGCACTCTTCGACGCGGCCTCGGTCCCGATCCAGGCCGGTCAGGGCGCCGCCGTCCCTGACACGTTCTGGATGAGCGTCGACGTCTGGGCAGAGCTCGGCGGTCTGGTGAACGACTTCGGGCAGCCGCTGTTCCCCGGCCTCACCCCGGGCAACGCGGCCGCCGGGGACATCGGCGGGTTCAAGTCCGTGGTCGATCCCTGGTTCCCCGCCGGCACCGCGGTGATCGGCAAGGGCGCCCTGTCGGAGTGGTACGAGGACATCGACGGCCTGCTCCAGGTCGCCGAGCCCGACGTCCTGGGCCAGCTCGTCGGCTACGCCGGCTACGGCGCCTTCGTGAACACCGAGCCCACCGCCTACACGAAGCTGACCCTGCCCGTCCTCCCGCTCGCCGCGGCGGGGACGAAGAAGAAGTAGGCCCGTGCCTGACACCGCCGGCCTGCCGACGCTGGCCGAGATCCGCGCTTGGGCGCAGATCTCGGCCCAGGTCACAGACACCCAGCTCCAGCAGGTGCTGGACGCCGAAGCGGCGCTCCAGGTCGCCGTGTGCGCGTGGCCGGGTGTCACCGAGGACGCCCGACGTCCAGCCGCGCTCACCCAATCACTGATGCGCCGATGCGCCCGGGAGATCGTCGCGCGCGACAACGCCCTCGGCATCATGCAAGACCCGGAGTTCGGGGCGACCCGGCTGCCCGCCTGGGACGCCGAGATCACCCGCCTCGAGCGGCCCTACGTCATCCCGGTCCTGGGCTGAGCGATGGGCTACCAGAGCGACGTTCGGGACCGGATCGTCGAGGCCCTCGACGGCCTGGAGGTCCTCGACGGCTCCACCGTCAACGGGCTGGACGTCCAGCCGGCGGTCGCGAACCCGTGGGACGCCTGGCCGGTGTGGGACTTCACCGAGGTGAGCGGGTTCACCGCCCAGCAACTGTCCACGCACTGGGGCGTGTTCGTCGTCATGCCCGGCGGCGACCGCGCCGGACTGATCGAGGCCGGCGACCAGGCCGTCGAGATCATCGCCCCGCACCTGGCGAACGCGCTGCCCGCGCAGATCGAGCGGGTCGAGCCGCTCCAGCTCACCTTCGAGGAGGGCGGCATCAAGCCCGTCATCCGGATCGCCCTGAACCTCTGAACAGCAAGGGAGACGCTCATGACCGCGGTCATACCGACCAAGCTCGGCCCCGGCACGCTGACGATCGGCGAGGTCGGCACGTCAATCGACATCTCGTGCGCCCTGTCGGCGTGCGGGATCGGCACCGACAAGGACCAGGACGACCCGGTGCCGCTGCTGTGCGGGGACAACGCGCAGAGCCCGGCCGAGTACACGGGCACCCTGACCGGGACGCTCCTGCTCGACCTGGCCGACCCGGACTCGATCTTCTTCTACTCGTGGGCGCACAAGGGCGAGGTCGTCCCGGTCACGTTCACCCCGAACACCGCCGCCGGCGCCGTCGTCTCCGGTGATGTCACCCTCGACCCGCTGGAGATCGCCGGGGACGTCAAGGGCAACGCCGAGGCCGACTTCGAGTGGAGCTTCGTCGACTTCCCGACCGTCACCCCGCCTGTCGGCGGCGGCGCGGCGGCCGCGGCGAGAGGCTCGCGCGTCGCGGAGCCCGTGGGCGCGTGAGCAGGTCCGATCCGGTCCGGGTCGAGGGTGCCGCGCAGTTGCGCCGCACCCTGAAGGGCGCATCCAAGGACCTCCAGAAGCAACTCGCGGTCACGCACCGGGCCGTGTCCGGGCTGGTCGCCGCCCAGGCCCGCCCAGCCGCGCCGCGCCGCTCCGGTGCGCTCGCGGCGTCGCTGCGCCCGGGAGGCACCCAGACGAAGGCCGTCGTGCGCGTCGGTGGCGCCGCCGTCCCCTACGCCGGCCCCATCCACTGGGGCTGGGCGGCCCGCAACATCCCCGCCCAGCCGTTCGTCGCGCAGGTCGTCGACTCCAACGAACCGCAGATCGTCGAGGCCTACCTGGAGCGCGTCGACGACATTCTCGGCCAGGTCAAGGGAGCCTGAATGCCCCAGCTACGCAACAGCAACGCCGTCCTGTGGGTCATCTGGCACGGCGAGCAGATCGGCCCGATCGCCACGATCGCCGCCGACCGGCTCCGCTACGAGATGACCGCACCCCGGCAGGGCTGGAAACCGCTCGGCGGCGACGCCGAGTTCTCCGGGCAGATCTGGGCCGCGTTCGTGGCCTGGGCGGCCGCCAAACGGCTCGCGCTGCTACCCGCGGACCTGACCTGGGAGGAGTTCTCGAACAACGTCGAGGCCGTCGAGGCGGAGGGCGACGACGAGGACGTGGACCCTACCCAGCCGGTACCTGGGCCCGAGCCCTCGTCCAGCTCGCCGTCGTGACCGGCATCCCGTTCGCCGCCTGGGCCGCCGAGGACGAGGCCGTCGTCCTCACCGCGATCGAGGTTCTGACCGAGATGCACGCAAGCACCTGACCTTTCATTACTACCCGCAAGGCCCCGCGAGGAGGCGATCGTGGCGAACAAGGCCGTCCTGACGATCGAGGTCCTCGTCGACGCCGCGAAGGGCGCCGCGGGCCTGGACAAGGCGTCCGGGAAGGTCGGGAAGTTCTCCTCCGGGATCAGCAAGGCGAGCCTGCCGGCGGCCGCCGGCCTGGCCGCGCTCGGCGCGGCCGCGATCTCCTCGGCGGACGCGGCCGCCGAGGACGCCAAGTCCCAGGCGATCCTCGCCACGGCGCTGAAGAACTCCACCGGCGCCACCGACGCCGGCGTCGCCCAGACCGAGGACTGGATCTCCAAGACCTCCGAGGCGGCCGCGGTCTCCGACGACGTGCTGCGCCCGGCGCTGGGCACCCTGGCCAGAGCGACCGGCGACGTCGGAGAGTCCCAGGAGGCCCTCGCCCTGGCCCTGGACATCTCCGCGGCCACCGGCAAGGACGTCGAGAGCGTCTCCGCGGCGCTGGCGAAGGGCTACGCCGGGAACACCTCCGCCCTCGGCAGACTCGTGCCCGGCCTGGACAAGGCCACGTTGGCCACCAAGGACATGGACAAGATCACCGCCGAGCTCGCCAAGACCACCGGCGGATCCGCGGCCGCGGCCGCCGACAGCGCCGCCGGCCGCGTCGCCGGAATGAAGATCGCCTTCGACGAGGCCCAGGAGTCCCTCGGCGCCGCGCTGCTGCCGGCCCTGTCCACCGGTGCGGACCTGCTGGCTGACTTCGCCGGCTGGGCGCAGCGCAACACCAAGCTGCTGCTGATCATCGCCGGGGTCCTCGGCAGCGTCGCGGGCGCGGTGATCGCCCTGAACTTCGCCCTGAAGGCCTACAAGGCGATCCAGGCCGCGATCACCGCCGCGACGAAGGCCTGGGCGGCCGTGCAGTGGGTCCTCAACGCGGCGATGTCCGCGAACCCGATCGGCCTGGTCGTCCTCGCCGTGGTCGCGCTGATCGCCGTGATCGTGCTGCTGTGGAAGAAGTCCAGCGCCTTCCGGCGGTCGCGGTCTGGAACGCGATCAAGTCCGCGGCCGCGGCGTTCTTCTCCGCGGTCAAGCTCTACATCACGACCTACAAGACCGTCGCCGTGGCCGCGTTCAAGGTCGTGCAGACGGTCGCGATCGCCGTCTGGAACGCGATCAAGTCGGCCGCGTCCGCCGTGTGGAAGGCGGTCAGGGCCCTCGTGCAGCGCGAGATCAACGGCATCAAGGTGATCCTCACCGCGCTGAAGAATGCCGCGGCCGCGGTCTGGACCGCGATCAGGAACGCCGCCCAGACCGCGTGGAAGGCGATCAAGGACTTCGTCAGCACCCAGGTCGAGAGGATCAAGACCCTGGTCGACGGCATCAAGACCAAGGCGAACGGCGTCTGGGACTCGATCAAGACGAAGGCCGAGAAGGTCTGGAAGGCCGTCTCGGCCGCGGTGACGAAGGCGAAGGAGGCCGCGCTCGCCCCGATCGAGGCGATCGAGTCCGCGATCGATGCCGTGATCAGCGCGGTCAAGGACCTCATCGGGTGGATCGGGAAGATCAAGATTCCGAAGCTGAGCTGGCCGAAGCTGCCCGGCACCGGCGGCAAGTCGGCCGCGCCGTCCGCGGTGCCCTCCGCGGTGCCCAGCGCCCGCGCGCAGGCCGCGTCGACGACGTCGGGCGCCTCGACGGTCATCAACATCAACGGCGCCCTGGACCCGGTCGCGGTCGCCCGCCAGGTCCGGCAGCTCCTGCTGGACGACGACCGCCGCCGCCGCGGCGTGCACCTGGGCCGCGGCATCGTCATCGGAGGCGGCACGTGAGCACCGGCGTGACCTGTGAGGTCCTCCTGGACGGGGTACGGCTGCCGGACGGCTCCCCCGGTGATGACCTGAGCAACCCGGTCGGCCTGTCCGGGCTGAACGTGGCCTGGGGACGCTCGACCGTCGTCGACCAGCCCGACCCCGCAACCTGCACGCTGCGGATCCTCGACCGCCCCGGCGGCCAGTCGTTCCTCAGCCTGGTCCGCACCGGCACCCGGCTGACCGTGAACGCCTCCGGCATCGTCTACCCGGACCCGACGACCTCCACGTTCCTGGACCCCGGCTTCGAGACGACCGCGCTCGCCGCGCCCACCGGGGCGGCCGCGGCAGCCTCGACCCGCCGCGCCCACACCGGCGCCCGCTCGCTGCAACTGCTGCCGAGCGACCCGACGCGCCGGTGGAGCGTGATCCTGCCGCCGGCGCCGTTCCAGCCGGCCAGCGGCGGCGACCCGGCCGCCTGGGACGCGATCCCCACCACCAGCCGCGGCCAGACCTGGTCCGTCGGTGCCAGCGTGTTCGCCCCACCGGGCGCCTTCGTGCAGTTGCGCCCGGTGCGGTTCACCGCCCCCACGCTGGGCGCCGCGCAGGTCGTCGGCGCCCCGGTCAGCGCCACCGGTGCCGGCGCCTGGGCGATGCTGTCCGGCCCGTACGTGCCCGACGTGGACGGCGCCTGGGTCGGTGTCCAGGTCACCGCCTACCCGACCGGGCCCCGCTGGAGCGACCTGCCACCGGCTCTCACGTGGGCGACCCTGGACCCGACCTGGACGTGGCAGGACTACGCCGCCACGTACGTCGACGACGTCCGCGTCCTCGCCCCCGCCGCCGGCACCGAGCGGGCCGTCCAGGTCTTCGACGGGCGCGTGATGAACCTCGCCGTCGCCTGGGACGCCGCCGCCAAGGGATCGGTCGTGGAGGTCACCGCGGCCGACTTCACCGCCGATCTCGACAACCGCGACGTGGGTGACGAGCCGTGGGCCGTGGAGACGATGGCGGCCCGGTTCGGCCGGATCCTGACCCTGGCCGGGCTGCCGATCACCGCGGTGATCGACGACACCGTCGCGGGCACCCTCGTGTCGTGGCAGGACGTCGACGCCCAGCCGGCCGCCGGCCTGCTGCGCGACCTCGCCGCCTCCGTCGACGCGACGATGTGGCCGGCCGTGCACCCCATCACCGGCGCCTATCTGCGCGTCGAGGACCCCTCGGCCCGCCCCTCGGTCCGCGTGCTCGTCGAGGACGGCGGCGGGATCGTGCGGATCGTCACCGCCGGCGGCCGGGACCTGTCCGCCTGCGACGTGCTGCGCGAGCCGGTGTCGTGGGTACAGAGCGTCTCGGACGTCTCGACCCGCGCCGTGGTCACCTGGCAGGAACAGACCCTGGACGGCGAAGGCCACCCCGCGCCCACCGAACGCACCGAGACCGCGGTCGACGCCGCCGGCGAAGCCGAGCTCGGCACCCGCCGCATCAGCCTCTCGACCCTGCTCCAGGACCAGGCCGCCGCCCGCGCCGTCGCCGAACGGCTCCTGGCCCGCACGACGTTCGAGGACTGGCGAGCTCGCAGCCTCACCGTCGACGACTTGCAGCTCAGCGGCACCGAGGAGAACAAGAGCCTGCTGCTGGACCTGCTCGACGGCACCAGCCGCATCGGCCTACCGATCCAGGTCGTCGACCTGCCCGAGTGGGCGCCGGTCAGCGACCTCGGCGCCTACGTCGAGGGCGGATCCCTGGACTACGAGGGCGGCCGCTGGATCGTCGCGGCGACCCTGTCCCGCGCCACGGGCCAGGGCACATCGGCCACCTGGGACGACCTGGACCCGACGTGGACCTGGGCGGACTTCGACCCCGCCATCACGTGGGCCGACCTCAACGGCGCCGGCGTACCCGAGGAGACACCATGAGCGGCACCACAGCCAAGGGCTACCCCTACCCCTCGAACACCGACCCCGTCACCCAGGGCGACGACTCGATCAAGGCCCTCGCCGAGAAGGTCGACACCCAGCTCGGCACGATGGCCCGCGGCGCGGTCACCTTCCCCGGCCTGTCCACGTCCATCCAGACGATGGCCGTCACGTTCCCCGCGGGCCGGTTCACCGCGGCCCCGAACGTCGTCGTCGCCGTCCAGGGCAGCGACCCCTCAGGCCGTCAGGCAGGCGTCAACTCCACGGCCACCACCTCGGGAGTCACCCTGTGCGGCAAGGCCGTCAACTCCACAGCAGGGTCATATTCGGTCCACTGGATCGCCGTCCAGAGCTGACCCGGGAAGGGGACACGACCTCATGCACGTCTGCATCTGCCACACCGAAGGCTGTAGCAACGCCGAGACACCGATCGACATGCAGCTCACCTACCTCGACGAGACCGGCACCGAGCAGACCGTCGACTCCGTCACCTGCGGAGTCTGCGACCAGCCGATCACCGACATCGAACCACCACTCGGCTGATGGCCACCTACCCGCTCACGTGGCTCGCGGACGTCCTACGCGCAGCCGGCTGCCGGGTCGTCGAGGAGGACGGCTGGAAGACCCGCGGCCGCGACGGCTCCTTCGCCCCGAAGGCGATCATGATGCACCACGATGCCTCACCCGCCGGGGAGACCTCCAACGGCGTCGACGTCATCCGCGACGGCCGCCCCGGGCTCGGAGGCCCCCTGTCGCAGCTCTGGCTTGCGTACGACGGCACCTGGCACGTCGTCGCCGCCGGCCGCGCGAACCACGCCGGCGAAGGCGGCCCCTGGGGCGTCATCGCCCACGACCAGGGCAACCGCGACGGCATCGGCATCGAGACCGACCACACCACCGACGAGAAGTGGAGCGACCCGCAGCGCTCCGAAGGCCTGCGCGGCGTCCACGCCCTCTGTCAGCACATGGGGATCGACACTCCCGCGGAGATCGACCGCGCCGTGACCGCGCACAAGGAGTACGCGCCGGACCGGAAGGTCGACCCCGACCCGATGGACATGGACAACGCCCGCCACCAGCTCGCGACCTACGACCCCGACGGAGGGCTACTCGGTATGAGCACCGTGAGCGTCTTCAGCGCCACCCACGACCAGACCTTCCGCGGCGACGACACCTGGCAGACCGTCGAGGTCGACGACGAGGGCGGACTGTCCCTGGTCATCGGACCGGAGGACCCCTACCTCGTCACCGCGGGCCTCACCATCGACCCGTCCGGGAAGTCCGACAGCATCGCCGCCGGCGACGTCGTGCAAGCCCGCTTCCAGGCCGTCGTCGACTACACCGGCAGCAAGGCCACCGTGGTCGACGCCTCCTACCCCGTGCACGAGATCACCACCACGAGCGGGAGCAGCTTCGTCAACCTGTCCTGGACCAACAAGCTCGGCGGGCAGACCTCCGACGGCGGCACGAAGAAGCTGCGCCTGTTCGTCCTGCCGCCGGCCGGGAAGACCCTGAAGGTCTCCAAGGTCGCCGCCCGCGTCCTCACCTGACCCGTACCTCAGTACGTCCGCAGGTACTGAGGTACTGACCTGCGGAGAAGACGTGGATCTGCTCAAGCTCGCCTGGCTGGTCACCTGGCGGGTCCTGATCCGCCCCCGCGGCCGCGGCAAGCACACCACCGTGCGGCGGCGCGTACAGCGGCCCAGACACCGCAACCTCAAGCGCTGGTGGAACCGGCGCCGCGCAGATCAGTAACTCAGTAGGTCAGTACCTACTGAGGTCAGTACGTACGGACCTACTGAGTCGCGCCGAGGTCGCGCGCAAGTTGCGCGCGAGCTTCCTCGTCGACCAGGACCCGCCGTATCAAGCTACGCAGCACGTCCTGCCCGGAGACCTGGGCGACGGAGAGCTCGGCGGCCAGGTCGACGCACACCTGCCGCAGCGCGGCGTGATCGGCCGGGGAGACATCCACCGTCATCCGGACCTTAGTCACCCTCGGCATCCGTACCTCAGTACCTACTGACCTACTGACCTCAGTAGGTACTGAGGTACGGAGCCGGGCCGCCTTCGCCTCGAGCTCCTGCTCGCGGCTCACGCGGCCGCCTCGGCCAGGAGGTCGAGCAGCTCCTCGGCGACCGCGGTATACGGGCCGAGGCCGGGGCGGATCAGATCGCCGTAGGACTGCGCGATCGCCTCCAGCCGCGGCACCGCCGTGCCCAGGACGCTCCAGCCTTCCTCGGTCAGCACCCGCCGCCACACGCGCGTGCTGACCGCGGCCGCGACTGCGCGGGTGAGCAGTACCCGCGCCGGCGGCGGGGTACCGTCCGGGCGCAGCGGCCCGACGTCGTCGAGCGCCTGGCGGACGGCGGGCAGCCGCTCGATCTCGATCGGTGTCGGTGCCGTGGGCACGATCACCAGGGTCGCCGCGCGCAGCGCCGAGGCGACGATGCCGGACTGGGTCTCCAGCGGCGGTGTGTCGATCACCACGACGTCCCGCTCGCCGAGCAGCCCGGCGAGCTGGGTGTGCAGGGTCCGCACCGGCAGCCCGATCGTCGGCCACGGCCAACCCGCGGCCTCCGCCCACCGCAGCGAGGATCCCTGCGGATCCGCGTCCACGGTCAGCACCCGCAGGCCGGCGGCGTGCAGCTCGGCGCACAGGTGCGCCGTCGTGGTCGTCTTGGAGCTGCCGCCCTTCAGGTTCACGACGGCGATCGTCGTCACATCGGTCACGGGGTGTGTCTCCTTCGGTTACGGCACACCCCGCCCGTACGGTGAGGTGTGCGCTGGTGAGCGGACAACGACCGGCCGTCTCGCTCTCGTCGGGTTTCGACGCCGGTACGAGCCATCGGGGCACTGGGGCGGGCCGGGCATCACTCCCCTGAGTCGTCCGGCCCGCCTTCCTCGGCCAGGACGTCCAGCAGGTCCATCGGGTGCAGCTCGCTGGCGCGGAGGCAAACCACGGTGAACGCGGACGGCGTCCGGTCGCGCTCGAGGAAGACCCAGTCGCGCATCTCCGGCGGGTGGTTGTCCCCGCACGGTCCACCGGAGACGGTCCAGTCCCGGCCGGCCCACCGCACCGGGGTACCTATGCTCAGCCCGCACGACAACCGGTGCGGCGCGCTCACTCGTACGCCTCGTGCAGACAGGTGCACAGTTGCGCGTCGCGGCCCTCGGGACGCTCGTTCACCATGCCGTCGCACTCGTCGTGGTCGCCGTCCTGGCACGCCGTGCAGATGCTCGACAGTGCCTCGCCGAGGAAGTCGCGCAGCGCGGCCGCGTCGAGCCCTTCGCCGCGGTCGAGCTCGGCGCGCGCGACGCCGATCCGGGCGAGGGTTTCGGGGTCGGCGGTCACCTCGTCGTCGTCGTCCACCTCGTCGTCGTGCACCATTCAGTGCCTCTCGTCAGGGTGCTCAAAGCACTAATCAGCAGATTGGTGATTTGTCCGACACGGGCGGACGGCCGGGTCTCGGTTCTCGGCGGGCCGGGTCGCGCAGTCGGGCGCGGACGGCGCCCACGGCGCGGCGTAACTCGTCGTCCTCGACGTCCAGATACCGCTCGGTCGTGGCCAGCGAGGCGTGCCCGAGCGTGCGCTGTACGTGCCGGATGTTCGCTCCCTCGCGCAGCATCATGGTGGCGAAGAGGTGCCGAAGCTGGTGCATCACCACGCCAGGCCCGAGCAGTTCCGACACCAGCCGGCCGACCCAGCAGGGCGACAGGTGCCCGTCGATGCGGCCGGGGAAGAAGTAGCCGGCCGGCTGGGCGCGCAGCAACGCGGCGAGATCCTTGTCCAGCGGGATCACGCGGGTCCTGCCGCCCTTGCCGTGCACGATCAGCGAGGTCCCGGCGAGGTCCTGGACGACGTCGCGCGAGTGGACCTGGGCGACCTCGGCGCGACGCAGGCCGATCTCACAGGCCAGCACGAGCATCAGTTGCTCACGCTTGCCCTCGGCCTGGTCGAGCGCCTCGAAGTAGCGTTCCAGCGGCGCCGGGCGCGGCAGGGCCTCCGTGGGCCGCACGTCCGGAAGGCGGAACGCGGGGTCGACCTCGATCCGCTCCGTGCCATGCGCCCACCGGAAGAAGCCCATCAATGCCGAGCGGACCGCGAGCCGGCGCGAAGCCGCCCACCGCGGCCGCAGCCGGCCGAACTGCTCGTCCCATACCTCCAGGCCCATCCACTCCAGCAGGACCTCAGACGTCACCTCAGCCGGGCCGCAGGACACCTCCCGCGACAACTGTGCGATCACCTGCCGCCTCGCCGCGACCGTCGAGGGCAGCCGCCCCGCCGCCCGCAGCGCCACCAGCCACCCCTCGAGCCACTCCGACCACACCGGCGCGACCGGCAATCTCTCCAGCGCCATCACGTGCCCCTTTTCTCATCGACCAGAGGGGACAGAGCCGCTGCCAGGACCCCTGATGCGCATGTCGCCCGATCAGCCGAGCCCCGGTCGCTCACGGTGCCTCGATCGCACGACGTATACCGGCAGACTCCCGGTACTCCACCGCGAGCGTGCGGCCCGAGCTGGTCACCATGTACGGCAGCATCACGGTGTCGAGCGTCGACAGCCCTGCTTCGATCATCGCCAGCTGGGCCTCGATCCAGTCCTTGACGATGCGCCAGGCAACACGCTGCGCCTGCTCGCGACCGCGATAGCGGTTCGGGATCTCGCCCCTGCGGTGAGCGTTCTCGATCGCCTGGTGGACCCCTTCGACGTTCGCCGGCAGCTCGAAACTGCGCGATCCGAACTCTGTCTCGATCGTGAACGCGATCGACGTCGGCACGCCCGCGTTGTACTGCGCAGCGACCATTCCAGCGCCGTGCTTCGCCAGCACCTGGGAGATCTCCGCGACCGACCGTGGCGCGGGCACCGTCGTCGAGTAGTTCAGGATCCCCATGCGTCGCCCGCCCCAGTCTCCTCAGAGAGGTCGACCTCAGAGGCGTTCGCGATGTTCGTCGCGATCGTCGAGAACGGATCCCAGGCCAGCACCGGGCAGTGTTCGTTCGTGCACAGCGGGACGATCACCGGGCGCATCAGCCCCGGCGTGCCGCACATCGGGCAGTCAGGCGTTAGGACCGGTCCAAAGCCGCTCACCCGCGGTCCCAGACCTCGAGCGCGCTGCGGAACGCGCGCCGGCGTTCGGCGTCGAGCCGGCTGAACTGCTCGGCCAGCTCACCCGTGGCCAGCGATCGCGCGAGCAGCCACGTCGCCCGCTCCCCGCCCGACATGAAGCCGGTTCGCTGCGCCCAGGTCTCCTCGTCGCAATAGACGTCGAGGTACCAGCCGTGGCCCTCGTCCTCGGTGTGCTGCCGGACCATCGGGTGGCGGTGCATGAGGTCCGGATAGACGCCCAGGATGAACTCGACGGCCGCCATCTGCGGTAGCCAACCGTTCGCCCAGGCCCTCAGCTCCGCATGGAGCAGCTCTCGGGCCTGCCTGGACCACCGACGGGCCGACTCCTCCAGCTCCTCGCGCCGCGGGTCCTCCGCTGGCAGCAGCTCCGCTTCCTCGCGATCGATCTGAGCCGACCGGAAGCAGCCGTCGATGCCCTCGCCTACATACGGGTAGCGAGTCGCCTTCACGCGGCCAGCTCCAGGTCATCGGTGCGGAGCGTGGAGCGTGTAGCGAATCGCGTAACGCTCCACGCCAGACGCCGCCAAAGCACTGACCACCGCATCAGAGGTTTGCCTTCGAGCCATTCGAGGGACACCCCGGTGGCCATCGCCCAGGCGATCAACTGCGGTCGCTTGGGCGTCGTGAAGCCCCGCTCATAGTTGCTGATCGTGTTCGTCGACAGCCCGAGTTCGCCCGCGAGTGTCGTCTGGTCCAGGCCAGCGAACTCGCGAGCTCGTCTCAGCCGATCAGTCAGTGGCCAATCAGGGACCACGCCCGCAACCGTCCTCATGCGCCTAAGTTTAGGACCATACCCAGCTCGTCATGCAACACGCCGAACGTTGCTATGTTCCAAAAACTTGTGACTGACCCTAAGTTTGGCCACATGTCCGAACTGATGGGGTCGATCGAGACCGCCGAGTTTCTGAACCGTGACCGCTCGTGGGTCCTGGAGCTGGCCCGCCGCGGCGAGATCCCAGCGCAGAAGCTGCCCGGCCGAACTGGCGCCTACGTGTTCAAGCGCGAGGATGTCGAGCAGTTCAAGGCATCCCTCGACGCACCCGCCGACGAGACGAGGGCGGCTTCCTAGTCCCAGGAAGCCGCCCTCAACGTCTCATCACAGACAAGTGCATCTTACCCGTGGGTATGCGCGCCTGTGCAGCCCCGTTTGCGTGAACGCACCGCTACGGAGCGCTAGCGCCACACCGACTTTCACCGATCCCGCGTCCACGCCGGGCGGTGACGCCTAGCGCGAGCCTGCCCATCCTGCGCGGCGCCTCTCCTCGTCTCCAGCCGCCCACAAACCCCCGTGTTCGGGGGCGCCGGTCAATCCGCGACGGCGAACGGTAGACGCCCGGGACCAGTAGGACCCGCAGGTGAGCTCTGCGTCCACGTTCCGTTCCCTGTCACGGAGAGACAACCGTCGGCAAGCACGCAGGGGCAGGAACCGCCTGGTCGAACCCCGCTAGCCCTCAGACGCCGGGACAACGAGGGTCGGTTCGCGCTGCCCAGTGGCCACTCGGTAGCCCGGATTGCAGTCAGCCTGTCGGCCTCTGGCCGACGGGCCATGAGTGCTGCACCCATAGGGCAAAGGGTGGCGATGGATTGCCTGGGTTCTGGGCACCCTCTGGGTGCAGGGGAGACCGCTCCGGGAGAGGTCTGTCTCCCGGAGGGAGTCCGCCACGCAGTTGATCTCGATCTAGAGGAGAGGAACGCGCATGTGGCACAACGGCATAGACCCAGGAGTGGCCTTCAATCCGTGCGTCATCCGCGTGGTGTCCACCGCGGCGTGGCCGTCTGGTCTGGCGGTGCGGCTGGACTTCGACACCGGGCAATGCCTGCTCCTGCCCTCCGGCGATGCCCGGCTGTTGGCCGGCGGCCTGGTCGACGCGGCCGCCGAGATCGAGCGACGGATGACTCATGCCTGACGTCGACGTCGACGACCTCGGCGCGCTGGCCGAGCTGATCACCCGTGACACGTTCGCCGTGGTCGTGGTCACGTTCGATGCTGGCGCGCCGTCCGGGTGGCGGACCAACGTGCAGACGAAGCCTTGGGTGAACGCCGACGCGATCGCCACGATCCTGCGCCGCGTGGCCGACCAGTACGACCCGCCCGCCGTCCTCGACCTGGTCGCCGAGCACCATCCCGAGTGCACCTGCGAGCAGTGCACGGCGAAGAAGTGATCGTCGTGAGTCAGAGTCGGGGCAACGCGGGCCGGGCTGGTCCGCTCGGCGAGGGCGCGGTGCCGCTGCCCCTGGCGCCTATGCCGCGGTCCCGGGACCGCGACCCGAGCGACAACGCCCGCCGGCGGACGCGGTCACCGATCACGCTGTCGCATCAGCCCCAGGTCGCCCCAGCCCGGACGGCCCGGACGCCGGTGACCTGGAGTCAGGCCCTGGCCACGATCGAGGAGATGCTCGACCGCGGCGAGATCGACGCCGCCGTGATCACGCAGCGGTTCGCGATCACGATGGACACGCTCTACCTGACGTTGAAGCGATACGACCGGGGCGACCTGTGGAACCGGATGACGAACCGCGCCCGCGCGAAGCCACGGCCGCGGACCGCACGGTCTCAAGTCATCTGGGCGGACGCCGTACGACTGATCGGGCAACTGCTCGACCAGGGCGTCACCGACGTCCCCACGATCAGCGATCACCTCGGCGTCGCACCCCGCGGCATCTACTCCAGCCTGCACCGCCTCGACCGCGGCGACCTGTGGGAGCGGATGACGAACCGCAGCGTCGGCTACTCCTGGTCACGCCGAGCGGCCGACGAGCACACACAGTCATGAGTGCCGAACAGGTGTTCGATACTGTCCTGGCGCCGCAGTGCTCACGCTGCTCGCGCCGGCACCTGCTGGAGCTGAGGTGCTGGTCCGGCCGGTACGCGCAGCGAGTGACCCGCCTGGTCCTGCGCGAGCAGGGCACCATCTGTTGGCTGTGCGGGAACCTGCGGATCCGCCGGCCCGCCGACTCCGCCGATCACGTGATCCCCCGCTCGCGTGGCGGCACCGACGTGATGGACAACCTGCGCCCGGCGCATCACCGGTGCAACGCCCGACGTCGTGCCGAGCACCCGTTCCCCACCCCGATCTCCGCGGTCGCGCCGTCCGGCCCGCCCGCCTCGACCCGATGGAGGACCGCCAGGTGAGCCATGACCCGATCGAGTGTTCGGTGCGCTTGACGTTCAACGCGGTTCCGCTCGATCTCTCGGCGGCGCTTATGGAGGCCATCGACCGGGCGGCCGAGCGGGAGGGATTCAGGGCGTACTTCAAGGAGGAGACCGGGTTCGAGACGCTCTACTTCTCGCCGTTCGTGGCGCGCCCTGATCGGTGAGGGGCGACGCCTGGGACCAGGCATCACTCGACCTGGGCCTCGTCACGCCGAGCGAACATCAGACAGAGGCAGTGAGCAGCACAGAGCGACTGTTCCTCGGCAGGTTCGAGATGCTCGCCCAGGTCACATTGGAGGTGATGGTCCCGTTGCGGATCGAGCACCTGGAGCAGCTCCGCGGGGAGACGCTGCTCGAGCAGCTCTACGAGTGGGTCGACTATGAGGGCAGGGGGTCCGACGAGGCCGGGCACCTGATCCCGTGGGCCGAGGAGATGGTCGCCGGCGCACAGCCTGGGGAGAAGCCTCGTCATGCAGGGCTGGGCCTTCAGCTCTGCGCCGAGGGTCTCGCCGCCCTGGCATGGGTCGCCGATGGTGGAGTCGACTGGGCCGGAATGCACTGGTGCCGGCGGCACCCGCGCGGCCGCCGTCTGCCGACGACGTTCCCTGCCGAGCAGTGCTGGCAGATCGACCGCGACGGCGACCTCGACGACCCCGTG